CATCAACATCCTGCAAATCTCTTGCGAGAACGGCGGATAGCCAAGCGTCTGGCTTGAAAGCCTGACCAACGTCTAGCTGATCGTATTTGAGTGCCCGTGCTGTCACGACAATATTATCATCTTGCAAGAGCGTACGCAGAAAGATACGTGAGGCATGAGCGAATCCACTAAAATCCAATAGCGGGCCAGTGAATAGTAATTTCATACAAACTCCTGCGACTTCTTCGTCGGCAAAGCCGACAGCTTATCACTCATTTCAAGTCGCACTTGATCACGCATCTTGCTAGCACTTGATTGCTGATTACCGATCGAGACAAATTGCTGCATGAGTTGATCGCGTGTTACGCCCTGTTGAATGTGAGAGATCCACATCTTGGCCCCTTCGGTATCCACCGAAGGATACTTAAGAATGTTCAAGTATAGCCAATTCACAAACTCCTCATCGCTCAGGTTAGCCGGAACAGGAGTGCTACGCACTTCGTCAATCTGAGCGATGGGACTATCCCATGTATCGGCACGATCCAAAATTTTGACATTATCCAACACGTACTCCCACTGATGCCACAACTCATCCCAACTGTAGTTTTCTTCAACGCATTCACGAGCCTCGTTACTAAGTGCCGCTAGACGCACTGGATCCTTAATCATGTTACGCATTTTAAGTGCTAGATCAGCGATATCAGGCAACGCCCTCTTGCATGAAGTTTCAGGTTCATAATAGTATCTATCAACGTTAATTACTTCACCACCCTTGTGGCACGTATAATTACGTTCATTGATATCAGATTCCTTGAAATGAGAGTAATCAGGGTAACGGCCCTTCTCTCGCATGGCGGTGTAATCCATAACCAAGGCTGGGACACCACAAGCCTTGGCTTCTTGAATAGGCATGCCGTCGCCTTCACAAATAGAACACTGAACGTAAACATCCATCAGATTGTATAGCTTAGCTAGATCGTTGCGGTCGAAGCCAACACTCGTGCTCGGCGGCGAAGCGTCCGTCTTGCCGCAATAACAGCACGGTAGCTTAATGCGTCCTTCTTGAACCGGACGACCAAAGAGGTTGGCGGCAAAAGTGACAGACGGCTGCTTACAAGAATGACAATAGAGAGATTGCAAGACGCTACCGCGAATGCCCTTATGATGATTGGCCATCCACTCATAACGATCTAGGCGTGCTACGTGACGAGGATAGTCATATGAATGCATGTTGTCTGGCCAACACGAATGAATGAGTAATACAGCCTTGTCAACTTGTGACTCGCCCTTATACTTATTCTTCATTAACGCAAAAGCGTCAATAAGATCGGGATAGAGTTTGCGACTTTGATTACGCATAACGGTACCAATAATAGGTACGTCAGCGGCCAAATTCCAGTGTTCGCGACTCGTCTTCTTGTCAGTTGGCTTGAAAGAGTTAATGTCTACGCCAGGACGCATCGGCTTCGGGAAAATCTTCATGGCACGCTTGCCGTTTGTAGCTAGCGAAGATTGGCGACGCAACGTATGAATGCCATAATCCGAATACGCCAAAACCATGTTGGCGTTTTCATATGACTGAATCCACTCTTCTTGTTGAGGTTCAGCGTCAACCGTTGGCATTACAAGCCACTTGTACCATGAGCGAAAGATGTTACGTTCTTGGAATTCAAGCATCCACCAGTCACGAATATCAATAACGATATCCGGCTTAAAATCAACAAGAGCGTAAGCAAACTTGTGTTCACCAAACTGATTAGTGTTTTGTCCGCGTGTACGTGGGTGCGGACTTGGCTGTTGAAAAACTCGATTCTCTTCATCAGTGGTTGGCATCACGCCATAAAAACGCCAACGACCAGCAATAAACTCTTGTACACGAGGATCATCCTGACGTGCATACGAGCCAAGCTCAGCAATTTCATACTTGCCTGTAGCGGCTAATCGAGGCAACAACTCACGATAGTAGGTTGAAAAACCAGTACTCAAAAAACTAGCTTCACCAACAAATAGAATTCGTTTCTTATACATTATGTCGCGTTCTCAAGGGCTCGCTTGATTCTGGTCTTAAGACAGGTCTCTTTTTTGGAAACCGCCCTTCTTGAAATATGAAGAATGGCCGCTATCTGTTCTACAGAGAGACCCCCCAGTATGCGTCTATAAAGGATGATACGATCTGTCTCGTCCTTTACAACACTGTCTAATAGATCCTTGATCGAGAAATCATTCTCAATGCCGTCTACCGTGATATCTTCTTGGACTTGTGTATAGTGTCTACGACTATAGGTGATATGCAAGTCGCGAGCATGATCTGCATCGAAATTGCGACCATACTTGTTAGTTAACGCAACTGCAATCTCTTCGTCACTTTGTCCTTTTTCGTGCAATTTTGCCGCCATAGACGCCAAGGCAGTCGTTCTAAAATCAACTGTCAATACACCAAGAAAACGAGCCGCCTCGTTAAAGATCGCGTTTCGAATGGAGCTTGTAACAAACGACTTGATGTTAGTGCCAGATGAAGGATCATATGCTTTAACCGCTCGTAAAACAGCCATATCTCCAACCTGATACAAGTCGTTGACATCAAGCGTCGCAGATGAGCAACAGGCACGTTTAGCAATGTAGCGAACAAAGGGATGATACTGTTCAAGAATCTGTGCTACTGTGTCGTCAGGTACATCAACCATCATATCTAAGTCCTCTATCCATCATTATGATATCACCAATCAACATAACTGTCACTTAGTTTTTCGTTTTTGTGTGGGAGGAATTCGTCTAAACCACATGAGCGGTACAGAGAATGGATAAAGTGGTTCCCAGCCGTTTTTTGATCGTGCGTTAATTGCTTTCTTGATGATGACATTAAGATCTTCAACCTTTGCCATACCCAATTCAACAAGTTTGCGTTGATCTTCCGTGAGACCAATATCTTCAAAATCGTATTCGTAATTCATTTAAGTCTTTCCACAACGTCAGCGATCAGTGAGCCACGATCATCAACTTTACCTTTAATGCGAATGACATTGCCAGATTCCAAGAGCCCTTTAGATAGAGCAAATGTTCTTGGAAAAACGACGATGTTGTCCATTTGATAGGTATTGTCACGAGCCGTCACAAAGGCCATGTCATCACCCTTCTTGGTTGTAATTTGACGTACGCTATCAACACATACGGCAATCTCGAAAGCCATATCAGCAGAGGCGTTCTTCACTAGGTCCACGCACTTGTGGCGGGCTTTGTAGATGTCGGCTTCGCTACCACTAAGTGAAATACCAAGATAAAACTGCTCCCAGGCAATGCGTTGAGCCTTACTATCAAAGAGTTCGCCAGCATCGTACTCTTGTAATAGCTCACGAATTGTAGCACGACGACGTACGTTCGGAATTGTCACGCCATATTTCTCTTTAATCTGATCAACCTTGTTGTCATCGGACAATGATTTCACGAAACGCACCCAATCAGTGACATCAGTTTCAATTTGCATCAACTGCGTCACAGTCTCGCGTTCCTTCTCGGTCAAATTATCAAGCAACTTCAAACGTGAAATGCCACGAACGCGATTTTCTTGCACGTCATCAAGTGCTCCACCTTTAATGAACGCCATCATAGTGGCACTCGTCACCTTACTCTTGGTGGTCGCCCACTTCCAGATGATCTCGTCGAAAGTCTTGAGGCCCTTCGATAACTTGATCATGTCGCCTACAGCGGCCACACCAACACCCTTGAGGGCTGTGAGACCGAAAGCGATATGCCTGTCTGTGACCACATCGAAGTCTTTATTTGCGTGCGTAACACGAGGCGGTGTGACTTCGATACCAAATAGTTTGGCATCGTACACCAAACCACTCAGTTTCTCGGCTTCGCCGTCTGAATTCGAAAGCTTAGCACACAAGAACTCAACCGTATAGTTGGCTTTGAGATAAGCGGTCTCATACGCCATCAAAGCATAACCGACACCGTGAGATTTGTTAAATCCATACCCCGCGAACTTATCAATGTAGCTCCAGATAGCCAAGGCAATGTCAGGGTCTATGCCACTCTTACTGCACCCAGTAATAAACACCTGCTCCCACTTCTTCATCTCTTCGGGCTTCTTCTTGCCCATCGCCTTACGCACCTTGTCGGCGTCGATCAAAGACATGCCAGCAAGTACACGACAGATCTCAATTACCTGTTCTTGATATAAAAGACCTGAATAGGTGTTCTTGAGAATAGGCTCAAGAGCAGGATGAATATAGGTCGGATCCGCCCCCTTCATCTTCACGTCGCGATATTGAGTTGCCATACCAGAGTCAAGCGGACCAGGACGAATAATACTACATAAGTCACTTAGCTGTTCTATACTTTCCGGCCTCAGATTCTTGCTCCATGTTCTACCAAGCTGCTTTTCGATCTGGAAAACACCAACTGTAAACCCTTGGCCAATCATAGCATAAGTAACCGGATCATCCAAAGGCATGGAAGCACGAGCAATATCAATCTTGCGACGCTCAGCAACCAAATCCATGGTCACCTGAATGTCATCAAGAGTGTTCAAGCCCAAGATGTCCAGCTTAAGCAGATTCAAAGAATCGACCGTGTTCATGTCCCAGCCGAAAATTAGATCGCCATCCTTTGAACGAGTCAACGGATAGGCACTCTCGTCGAACGGAACGTCCGAGATCACAACGGCAGCGGCGTGCAAGCCGGTTGACTTGTAGCAACCTTCGAGGGCACGAGCGATGGTGAACCATGGCTTGTACTTCTCGGCGTATTCCTTGAGTTCCTTGACGGACTCGATAGCCTCGTCCAGACTGATAGCAACGTGCTCGTCGTTCTTCGCAGGAACCAACGCGGTGATCTTGTTAGCCTCATCGAACGGCATGTTATACACACGAAACACTTCCTTGAGCACGGCTCTCGCTTGCAAACCATTGAAGGTTACAAGCTGAGCAACGTTGCCAGCACCGAAGCGATTACGAACATACTCCAAGACCTTCTGACGCTTCGAACGTGGCACGTCCGTGTCGATGTCAGGCAATCCACCACGTCCCTTGTTCAGGAAGCGTTCCCAAATCAAGCCGTACTGGAGTGGATCAATGTCGGTAATCCCGAGGGCGTAACTCACAAGGCTACCACCAGCAGAGCCACGGCCACGCCCGAGTAAGATTTCCTTGCTGTGAATCCACGAGATCACGTCGTGAACGATGAGGAAGTAGTCAGAGAACCCCATTTCGCGAATGTCATTCAATTCACGATCGAGACGATCCTGATAGTCTTGTTCTGATCCAGCAACCTTGAGAATACGAGAAAGACCATCGTTGGCAATCTCAACCAAATACTCATCAGAAGTCTTGCCATCTGGCACGAAAGCGTACTTAGGTAAGCGTCTCTTGTTAATGTCAATCGTGACGTTACAACGCTCAGCAATCTCATTCGTAACGTCAAGCTCAGCTTCTTGTAGACCAGCCGCAAGCATTTGCTCGCGAGACTTGATGTAGTATTCTTCGTGCGAAAAATCAGTGTACGTGAGCTTACTGTAAGCGTTCTCGCTCATAGCTAGCAACGTCTTATGAGACTCCGCGTCATGCTGATGAACGTAGTGAACGTTGCCGGTCGCCACGGTCTTAATGCCATACTTGAGTGCCATAGTACGCAAGCGACTATTGATCTGTTCTTGCTGCACTAAGCCAGTAGATTGCACTTCGAGGAAGAAATGAGATTGATCGTAGATCTTCAAGAAGCGACGTACCATGCCCTCGGCCTTAAAAATAGCTGCGGGCTCAACGTCATTGCTACCCTCAGTGGGCTTATCATACAGGTGCTTTGCAATCACACCATCAAGACTACCGCCAGTCAAACAAATCACACCCTCTTTGTACTTTTCAAGCAACTTAAAGTCAACACGGGGATTGTAATAATAGTTAGCTTCGCTATTCGCCTCCGAAACAATCCTCGCGATATTCTTCCAACCTTCGTCCGTCTCCGCCAACAGAATCAAATGCGAAACTTGTCGCACCTTTTGAATACGTAGCTGCTCAGCGTCCTCACAGAAGAAAATATCAACGCCAAGAATAGGCTTTAGTCCAGCAGTCTTAGCCTGCTTGTAAAACTCAATCGCATTAAAAAGATTGGAATAGTCTGTTAGTGCGACGGACGTTTGCCCCAAGTCTTTGACACACTTGATGATGTCTTTGACGTTGGCCGATCCATATAGCATCGACGCCTTCGAGTGAACGTTTAGGTGAGTGAAGTTCATTTGAGTCTGTCTGGATTTACGGACGACTTGTTGCGATGTCCGTAATCTGTTTTCGTGGCCTTATTGATTGTCTTGCCGGGCTGACGGTCCTTCGACGTATTGCGTGCCCTGCTCATACGAGCCAACCGATAGTTGTTAGCTTTCTGTGAACGACTATCATTATAGCCGCCCCGTCCGTCATAGTTGCCTGTACGTACCGGCTCGATACCATGACGATCCCACAAATCACCAATACGAGTTCTGGTTTTGATACCAGGAGACGACGGGTAATTCAGAACAAAGTCATCAATAGCGGTTAGCTTACAGTCGCACATCTTTCCATCCACTACATGATTACACGCAATGTGACCCTCGTCAACCAGATTCGGCAAGTCGGCCAGCGATCCTGCAACGTTTACAAATTCATCATGACTGGGGCCAAAACAGACGTTTAGTTGCTCGCCGAGCGTCGAGATTAGACTCAAGTGACCATGCTCGCAACGATAGCCTTTCGCTGGACTAAACACTGTTGCACCACCCACAATCGTAATGGCAGAATGTTCTGGCTTACAATTAGGACACACCTTCTTCATCTTAGGAATATCCGATTCAAGTTTCTGCTCCTGACTCCTATTCATGACCAATTCGGTAACGTGTGAGCGTTTCCAACACATAATACGTACTACTGATTTCGACATATCACTCCTTCTCATCCCAAATGTGATCAATCAAACCCCACTCTAAAGCCTGTTCGGCGTCAAAGTAAGTGTCGCCAGATTTTTTACAAAGACCTAGCCAAAACTTAGGAGTTTTGTTACTGTGTTTACCCATCAATTCACCCCACTTGGATCCCATAACTCTATAGTGCCTTAAGTCCAATTCAAGCTCATCAACTCTTTTGGCACCAAATTCTTCCCATGACTCATGAACCATGAAAAAGGTATTGGGAGTAGCATAGCGATATCCTTTTTCGCCTGCGGCAACAAGCAGTGGTGCCGCAGACATACACTTGCCAATGGCTGTAGTATAAATGGGACTCACTAATGTACGACATACATCATATAGGGCAAACATATCATATTCAGATCCACCAAACGAGCCTACAAAAAGTTCAATTGGCTTATTTGAATATTGAGACTCCATTAAATATAGACCTTTAATGACAGCACCAATACTGCTGGCATCAACGTCGTCAAACAGGAACACTTTTCGATTGGTAATGTCAACGCCATATTGAAAGTATGCGTCAATCAGATCTTTTGAAATTCGTGCCATCATTCCGTCTTGAACTTTCCCGTCCACTTAGACGCACACACTTCCGTATCGCAAAGCGACTTACACTTCCAAGCCCAACGCTGAGAGAAGTCTTCGTTACTACGAACAATACGATCAATCCAATTAGTGTTTTCAATCTCATGAATCTTTTTAACTGTCGAAATTTCCGTCTCAGCATCCTCTTCCGCTGTAAAAGCGATAGTAATGGGGGTGCTGGTAAAGTAGTCGAAAGTCAACATGACATTCTTGTATTTGTATCCCTTGTTGTTCACGTCTTCAATGAACTCCTTACGGCTCGCCATTGAATAGATCTTTACTTGAATGTCTTCGCGACACTCAGCATAATTTTGTACCCAAGCACCACTCTTATAGTCAATGATGTGAATCGTTTCGGGATCTTCTTCGATCACGAGATCCATAATGCCGATCAGAGGAACGTCCGTGCCTGTAAGCTTGATATTAAATGAGTACTCAGTGCCGATAGGAACGCCCTTCGCGTCTCGAAGCATCTTGTCCCAAATGCCATTTCTATACTTCTTGATGGTCGTCTCAAGCATACTGACTGAACCATCAAACAGGTTCCGTGGACAGCCCGTTAGATCATCAAGCTTCTCTTTAGAGATGCCACATATATCGCCCTGCTTATATGGACAGGTATCACAGTAAGGCTTCTTGTCATGATAATCTTTAGTCTTCGCCCAGACTAGAGGTGACTCCATAATCTCAGGCTGACCCTTGCGGTCTAACGTAGCAAGTTCACCAGCATACCCCCTGTACAGACGACTCATCCAATCTGTATCATTTTCATTAGCAAGATTCTCCAAGACATCATGCAACAAAGATCCATGTACCGCCCCCCAATTTGTCTTAAGCTTTAGACCAGGACAATTATAGGTAAGCCAGTATTTAAACTTACACATGTCGTACGTCTTGATACGGCTAGGTGAACATGATTTAAGTTTTAGCATCCTACACCCTTGAAAATGAGTTGAAGTTGTTCGATAGGAAGTTCGCCGCAGTCGTGCGATCCATTAAGATCAACTTGATGAACGTTAAAGATGTCACCAACAACACGCTTAAGTCTCGTGAGTCCCCTGTCACCGGCATCGTTTTCATCATCATCATAAGCGACGTACACGTCAGTAATGCCATACTTAACCAATAGAGTTCTGTGGTTGGCACAAAATGTCGTTCCGAGGGTCGCTACCCAATTATGAATGCCGGACATTTCCAGCTTCATGCCATCAAGCGGCCCCTCTACTACGATCATCTTCTTCTGCTGACCCATAAAACGCTTTGCTCTATTAAGATTGAATAGTAATGAACTAATCAAAAGTTCGCCACGCTTTGGCCATAGATTGTAGTTGCGACCATGAATCCATTTGCGATACTCGGTACCCTTCTCAGTGAAGTATTTCTCTGAATGAATAGTACGGCCACTATAGCCAACCAAGAATCCATCATGGTCTCGAATCGGAAACACTACACGATCATGCATGAATGTTCCAGGACGTTGCCACAATCCAGCGTTGTAATCTCTTAGCACTTCCTTGCTAAAGCCACGCTTAATCAGGTACTCGGGATCCATCTGCAAGAAACGCAGATTATCCTCCTTGAGTGGTTCATGTGTATGAAGTGCCGTTCCACGATAAAGATTCTCGGGCGGGGCTACGACTTGAGTTACGTCAATACTCTTCTCAGATAGACGATCATGAATCCACTTAGAGGTGCCGAGAAAATTGGTGCCGAGAATGCTACTTACAAGACCAAAAATGTCGTTGCCTCGTGACTCTTCGCAGTGATGAGTCCAACACACCCACCTGCCGAGACCTGGACGCCAACTAAAGGCGGTGGGATTATCACGATCTCCACCATGTTGTTGACACTTGCAACACGACTGAATAAGACCATCTCCACGATCGGTATAGTTGATTGCAAGCTTATCAAGTAGATAAGTAATGTTGCGATTTGCGTGATTACGTAAAGCCCCTTTTTCGTTTTCAGTCATCTTCATCATCGGTACCCTTTCTCTTGGAGGCTACGTCACGACTCTTCTTAAACTGATCTAACCGCTTTTGACGCTCTTCATTGAAGTTCACGGTACTAAGGCCGATCTCTTTGAAGTCACCACAACTCAAATCAGCGTCAAAATTGATGTGACCAATCGGTGTACCCGCACCATAACGTGTAACAAATACACGTAAATAGTGAGAACCATTGCCGTCAAACGCTCTTTCATCATCTGTCTTTCTTTTAAGGTAACTCACCGACGTAACGTTTTCGCTAATACGCTTACCACCAGCAACACACTTGATGCCTTCGTCAACCTCATTATTTGTCTGGCCAAACGCCAGACAAGGAATATTATACTTCTTCATGGTGTCATGTAACAACGCTACGTTGATGCCGTGCATCTGCCACTCAGCTAAATTATGATTAGCCTTAAGTTCAGAAACGGTCGCCAACTTAATGTAGTCGTAGACGACTAAACACTGTGCATTCTTTGTAGTACGGTCTGGCTTAACGTCTTTTAGAATCCAGCGACGTAGATGCGGAATGACGGCAGATACATCCATGCCCGAAATAGATTGGTACGTAATGGGTAAGGCCAAAACACGCTCACGTAACTCAGGGTCACGAATGCGGCGACCACATTCCATAATGTGCGAAATCTGCTGCTCATCAGTTACTCCATGAAACTTCAACTGCTCTGGGGTCATCTTCCAAAAACCAGTTTCAATGTACTGGAATGGTACACGAGCCATCAAAGCCACAAGACGAATCTGTTGATCATTCTTGTTAAGTTCACTATCACACAAGATGACCGGCAGTCCTTTCCGGGCTGTATTGAGAGCTGCACGTAACGCAAACTGCGACTTACCAGCCTTAGCTGTAGCCACCACAAAAGTTACAGACCCGTTTCTGAATTGACCCACACGATCTTGCCATATTGGGAAACCCAAATCTATTCCTAAATTTCCAGGGTCGTTCGCGAGTGCGTCAATGAACTCGAAAATGCCTTTGGTCAGGAGTACAGGAGCGTTTTCGCCACGATCAAGTGTATTGACTTGGCTAATGATCGCATCTTCGACCTTACCAATCATGATCGACAAAGGATCAGACGTAGTTGTCAGATAGTTGTTGGTGTCTTCAAAGGCACGCCTGTAACTACCTTTAAGTGTCTGACGCTTAATCTCCAGGAAGAGGTCGGTTAGTTCTTGTTCACCAACTTTTTCCCTATAGAGTTCATCAATCCACGCCCCATCCTTGGTGGCTGATAGATAGTTCTGGTGACCAAGAGCTTTGGCCTCCGCTACCAGCTTGGACTTCGTGATGTTAGTTGCTTCCTTATTCAGAACCAACGAACGCAAAGCCTCGAATGTCATCTTCGTGGCTGAGTGCTGAAAATCTGTATCATCTAGATAGTCTAGATAATCAAATAGTTTGGTTGGGTTCGCAATAACCCCGGCCAAAAAGACCTGCTCAGCGGCAATATTACTCATCGTCTTCCCTGTTCGATTGAATCAAATCTTTGAGTTCATCAGTAGAAAGTGTGTCACGCACTTCGATCAATAGGATTTTATTGAGCACGCACCAGTCTCGCTTACGTTGATCTCTGCCCCTTGAACGCTCGAAGCCATCTTTATCGCCATGAAAGAATTTGTTGAAACTGTCGTGTTGTACGCCATGAAACTCAAATGCAAGATTGTTGTGTGGCATATAAAAGTCAAGAAAAAGTCTTTCTTCTGGAATAGGAAACTCTTCTAAAACTAAAGCTTGCATACCATAAATAGAACGGATAGCACGTCCCAGATTGTACTGACCTATAGACTTAGAGTGAGTTCTGGACCGAACAGGATACTTACTCGGCAGAATCTCAAGACGCACTTCTTTTTTACTGAGGGTCAGAAACTTCATCTGTAATATCATCTAAAGCATCATGGCGTCCGTCCGTCTTAAGGAATGCTTTTAACTCTTGATCAAGCTTAAGCGTCAATGCCGGGTCAAGCAATAGTTTGCGTGACGCATTGAATTGAGACATCCACATACCATCTAGTTCCGTAGCATCTTTCTTGACAAATTCATTGGTGGCACGATCTAGCTTGTGCAAATAAACTTGTTTGCCACCCTTGCCACCCAAACGCAAGATACCAAAGTTACAGCACTGAATCACAAGTTCTTGCTCGCGAAAAATACCGCTATTATAGAGTAGAGGTATGGCATTTTCTGCCCCCTCTGGTGCAAACTTGTTCTTGACCACCTTATAATTGATCAGCTTGCCAATAATCTGACCATCCGCCATCGTAATCATATCTGCCTTAGTTGGCTTCTTAAGACGAATACGTTGAGACGCATAGAATGCAACGGCAGCACCACCCGGCGTTGTAGTTGGATCACCATACAACGTAATCTTGCTACGAGTTTGATTGGTAAAGATTAACGCAACATTGTTCTGTTCGGCTACACCGATAAGTTTACGCATAGCATCAGACATTAACTTACCATGATTACCAACTCGGTTCTCGCCAATAGCACCAGACAAAACAGTCTCGGGTTGTGCCGCATCAATAGAGTCAAGAGCAGCAATGCCACCTGGACACATGGCAGCAAACTGACGCATTGCCTCAAGAGCTTGTTCGCCATTTGTAGTATTGACGATCCAAAAACGACAATCATTCTTTTTCGAAACAGCCTCTTCCACGAATGGACGTAGACTACGAATCGTCCTCATGAGAGAAACATTCAAGCTCTTCTCCATATTGACAAACATGCATCGCTTAGTCGGATCAGTAGATAACGCTCTTCCTATAATTTCAAGAATGATAGTTGTCTTGCCTGTACCCTCATCTCCATAAAGTTCGGTAATACGACCCGCTGGAAATGGAACAACTAGGTCGTAGTCTAGAGTATACGATCCACTTTCATTACCCGGCGGATCTTCCATTGCGTTGGCACCAATAACGTACACGCCCGTTTCTTCGTTGCTTAGCTCACCACTAAAGAACTCAAGCGAAACTTGTGCGGGAACATTGGGCTGCTTATCAGTCTTTGACTTCGCCACGTTCTAGCTCCTTCAAAAAAGTCAGGAATGACTTCGGTTTTTCTTGCTTGTATGATGCCTTTTCAAGTCCGGGTTTCATGGACTCGCGGCGTTGATCGGAATAGAGTCTACATACTTCGTCTATGTTATAGCGTCTAAACAGCTTGCGGGCTACGACAGCCATCTTGGCAAACTCTGGTGGATTTATGTAGTGCGGCTTACACTTGAAAACGTAGAAAGCAAGTTGCTCGGAGGATAGGCCAAACGATGGCCCCATGAGCTTCTTGAAGGCCGCGACGAATCGACCCCACTCTTTGCCGTTGTCGCCACGCCACGGGAAGATGTCTGATCGTAGATCACGATTCAGCCACAGCATCTCCGTGAGAATATTGGCTTCATCATGCTCAATTTCGGGCGTTGTAATCGACTTGTACTTCATACTGCGTCGTTCACTATGCACGCGAGATTAGTCTCGCTATACGGCTTTATTTCGTAGGAGACGTTGCCAGCATGATCAATCCACGTCACATGAATTTCGCGACCTTTAATCAGGCCAATGCCAACCCAATTAATCTGGTCGACCTGTGTTGCATTCAGTAATGCCCCAGCCTTCTTAGATTGCCAGTAGCCATTAATCTGGGGATTGCCACTATCGTCTCGATAAGGCATAAGTACAACACGACGACCGTACGCTTCTAGTCGTAGATTCGTGAGCTTGAACTTATGAACCTTAACGTACTCGCTAAGACGAACCCAGGCCGTTCGTTCTCCTGGCGTAACGTCCTCGAAAACGGTTG